AGGTAGACAGGTCAAGTCTCGGCAAAATTAAGGCACAGTTAAGCGAAGAAGATTTCTTTGATCTGATGATCGCGTTGGGTGATCCGAGGATTACAGCACCAGCAATCCTTCGTGCGTTAGCGACACGGAACATCAAAGTAGCGAACAGTACGATCACGATGATACGTCGAGGGTTAAATGAAGCTTAGTGAACAAGCCCGACTTGAACAAGAGGTCATAGATTTACGCAAAGCGTTACTTAACAGCCAACGTTCCGAAGGTAGGGCGAAAGCGAAAACATCTGATCTGATTGACGCAGTGCATGAAGCTGCACGGCTATCTCTGTTGGCTACACCGAGAACAAAATTACAGCCACCACTAAAAGACATACGAAAAGGGAAAGCGGAAGTAGCACTTGTCCATCTTACAGATTGGCAGGCAGGCAAACAAACTGTCTCCTACGACATCGGTACGTTGTCTGCCCGGATAGAGCAGATGATAGACAAAGTGGTACAGCTCACTGTCATCCAACGCGCACACCATCCGGTCAAAGATTGTGTGGTGATGTTGGGTGGTGACATGGTTGAAGGTTTAGGTATCTTCCCAGGTCAGGTGTACGAAGTTGGGGCGCACCTGTTTGAACAGATGTTTGAAGTGGTACGCATCATCGAGCAAGCCATCCGTACCCTTGCTGTCAACTTTGAGAACGTGACAGTGGTGTGCGAGTTCGGTAATCATGGTCGTCTGGGGCGTAAAGGTGACATGCCTTCGGGTGACAACATTGATCGTATGGCGTACAGGATTGCTGCGATGAACTGTAAAGATGTGAAGCATGTTAAATGGCAGATGTCTGACGACTGGTACCAAATCTTTGCTATCGGTAACTACAAGGTTTTGTTGGTGCATGGTGACGAGATCGGTTCGTTTGGTGGCATCTTACGTAAAGTATCGGCATGGTCTACTGGTGTGGTCGAACCGTTTGATGACTGCTATATGGGTCATTTCCATACACCGACATCGTTGACCATGGCTAACGGTGGCCGTGTGTTTGTTACTGGTTCACCGGAGTCTCATAACGAGTATGCGCGAACGTTTATTGCGGCTGTTGGTAAACCTTCGCAGCGTGTACATTTCGTTGATCCTGTCAAAGGTCGTGTGACGGCAGAATATGTGTGCTGGTTATGAGCAACTATCTAAACATAAACATCCCAACCTTCTTTGCAGGGCTAGATTCAGGTTTCTTATACGACACTGAACCGTCACCAACAAACGAGATCGTGCCAATCGAAGTGTTCATGTACACGTCAATACCGCAACGCTGCGGCCTGTTCAGTGTGATGACAGAATACGGTAGCCAACACGCACGAGTACCTATCCACTACCTGCGTTCGTTACAGAACACCGACTACACCGCGTACCCACTTGATTGGATACAGCTATGGGATTCTGTTTCGTACTATGCGTCAGTAACTATCTTGGAGTATTGCAAGAACAGATCAGCAATGATCTGGCTTAAAGACCATACGCAACACAAAGCAAAATATCTGTTCACTATCGACTGGTGCCTCGGCCCACAGTATTCGAATGGCTACGGCGAATACGCAGCCGGACACAAATGCGGGCACGTGTTTGAGGGTGACGGTGGGCAATACTTTATTCAACCAAACAACCGTGTGTTGTGGATGGATGGTGGTTCGTGGATTACGAAGCCGTTAGATAAACCTGATTGGAAAATCTTTAGCCAAGAGTTTTCTTGCGAATCAACAGGTAGCCGTTGGGTTAGCGAATCAGATGAAGAACTTTATTTCTACACATTCAAAGAACGAAACGATACCTTATGAGTTGTCCGTGGGCGTTAGTGGCAGTGCATTGGGTAGATGCCTTTGATTCAAGTAACGGGTGGATCGAACTAGATGATTACAAGCCACAAGTTTGCAATGTAGTCACAATAGGATTCTTGTACCCTGATTGTCTGCCAGGATATATAACTGTTACTGCATCATATTTTCCTGACGAAGTGCCAAACCTCAAAACTGTTGGTATGCTTACCCACATCCCTTCGGGGATGGTACAAAAGATACGGGTTTTGGAGCAACCAATATTTGACTTGACTGTACAACACGTGTCACCTACAATGTAATTAAACAAAACCAAAGGGGAGTAAATGAAAAAGTTATATACACGCAACAAACCGGAACATGGCACAGCCGAATGGCTTGAAGCTAGATGGAAGAATAAGGCAGGCGAAACACAGATCACTGCGTCAGTTGCAGCTGTAGTACACGGAGAACATCCGTTCAAAACAGCAGCAGATTTGGCTACAGAACTGCTGTCACCAACACCGCCACAACCTACAGAACCTAACGAAGCAATGGATCGTGGCAACCGTCTTGAACCGACACTCATCAAATGGGTTGGGGATCGAGAGAACCTGGTTCTTACGTCACCTGAAGTTTTGTACTGCTACGAAGAAGAAGGTGTCCGACTGTTGGCCACCCTTGACGCGATCAGTTTGGCTGAACCTGGCTACCAGCGTGTGTTCGAGATTAAGACTTCACGTAAGCAGTGGAAAGGTCAACTACCTGGCTACTGGTATTGGCAGGGTGTACATCAGGCGATCTGCGCGAACGTGACATCTATTAGTTGGGCGATCTTTGACTCGGATTTGTCGTTGCATCAGTATGAGCAGAAGGTTTCTTCTGATGAGAAACAGAAACACATTGATGCTTGCCGAAAGTTTTTGGCTGCAATAGATTTGGGGATGCTACCCGACGGTGCAGAGTACGCTTTCCGTCACATACAGGCACAGTATCCTGAAGGCAAAAATGTTTCTGTCGAGTTGCCGTCAAGTATGAAAGAAAAGATTAACGAATTGAATGGCATCAAGCGCACCATCAAAGACGCTGAAGCTGCCGAGGATCGTATCAAAGCAGAGTTAACAGCGTTGATGGGCGAAGCAGAGTACGCGACGATAGACGGCGTTCTTGCTTTGACTTGGAAAAATTCGGTGCGTAACAGCTTGGATATGAAGCAGTTAGAAGCGGCGCATCCTGCGTTGGTGGAGAAGTTTAAGAAACAAACCAATGTTCGCACATTCCGTGTGACAACCAAAGGAGACAAGTAATGAAACTTGAAGATATCATCACCAAATACGGTGTACCAGACCCGTCAATCGTAGGCAAACTACCTAAAGGTGGCATCCAACTTGACTTCGTGGGTCACGCCGAGATCACCCGAATACTCATAGACATAGACCCGCTATGGAACTGGTCGCCTGTCGAGATCGTGAACGGCAGACCAGCCATCAACGAAACAAACGGCATGGCAACCATGTGGGGATACCTCAGCATCCTCGGCAAAACAGTGATAGGTGTCGGCTCAGTACGAGCAGACAAACCTGACCTGGATAAAGAACTCATCGGAGACTTCCTACGCAACGCATCAATGCGGTTCGGTATCTGTCTCAGCTTGTGGTCTAAATCAGAATGGGAAGAACACCCTGCGCCGGCACAACCAAAGGTTGACGGCAAAGTATCTGAACAAAACATTGACCGGTTCAAAGCAGCATGTGTCGAAGCGAAACTGGATCCGAACAAAGTCGCAGAGAAAGCAGGTCTGCTACTTGTCGGCTTGAAAGACTCCGAGATGGGGTTGCTACGTGACACGTTCAAGGCCATGAAGAACGCACCACCAGCAGAATCAACCGACAAGCCTATAACTAACCCTAAAGACTTAGAGAAAGCCATGCTCAAAACGTTTGGCGGAACCGTTGTCGAACCTGTACACACACCGAACGTGCCACCGAAAGAACCCAACGCCAGAGCAACAACAGCGCAGCTAGGGAAACTTAAAGCGTTGATGATGGCTAAAGGTTTCAGCACACCGGCAGGCAAACTGGAGTTAGCCACCGATGCCTGCAAGCGTACGATCACTGACCTATCACAAATGAAAGCGGGCGAGGTCGCAGAACTCATTGATGTCCTCGACCCACAATGACCGATGAACGCAAAGGCGAATGTGAAGGGAACCGTGACAAATGCAACCTACCTGAATGTCCGAAGTTCGGGCTGTTGGGGCGTACATCGCGTGACGGTAAGCGACGGGTACGTGGGTGTAACGATCCTGCGGCTAGGGGGAAACGGAATCGAACTAAAGGTGATGCTAAAGCCCGACATGCCCGACGTAAACTGGGATTATCTGCGACAGGTAATGCTGGTTCAAGGCATGAGGAACATTGGGGCGGTTTTTTTCGCGTTGAAGTTAAAGCCGGTTTACAGGTCGGCCCGCTCGCGACGAGGTTCTATGATGCGAAAACGCAATCGGATGCTTCTAAAGCGTTGGGGGATATCAGACCATTTGCAATGATCGCCATGCCCGAAGGTCGATCTGACGGGATAGTGTTAATGACGTTAGAGGAGTTCGCAGAACTTATTACCCTTATAAAATAAGGGCTACACAAAATCAACTAGGATAGGGGAACACTAATGGATGCCATAATAAAACTGTTTGCCATACTCACAGTCACATTCACTGTCAGTGGAGCTAAAGCGTTGAGCGTTAACGCACCTGCCGAAGGTAGCCTGCCGGCTGTAACCACCGCTGAGAAGCGTTTACCGCGCTTGTGGCGGGATGTCACACCGCTAACCAAACCTAATGCCCTATGCCCACAATGGTGGGATGTGGCAGTCGAAGCCGGCTGGACTCGCAAACAGCTACCAACCCTCGACTACATCATGCACCGCGAATCCAGGTGCCGTGCTGTAGCACACAACACCACCCTTAACCGTGACGGGTCAGAAGATTTAGGGTTAACCCAGATCAACGACTGGTCGTGGTGCAAGCCAACTCGATGGCAACCTAAAGGCTGGCTTCAAGCGATGAGAGTGATACAATCGTGCGAGGATTTATTTGACCCGTACATCAATCTGCGGGCCGCGAAAGCACTATATGACTACTCAGAAGAACGTTCAGGTAACGGCTTCCAGCCGTGGGGTAAGTGAAGCTGTCATGGAATTAAACGATGCGTTCAGACTCATTGACAAAGATGATTACTGGATGGAGTCAGCGAAATGCCGCACCAAAAACGATGTCGTTTGGTTTCCGGCGCAAGGCAAATACAATGAGATTGCTATAGCCAAAAAGTTTTGTGACGGTTGTTGTGTGAAGGAACGATGCTTACAGTATGCGGTTACGAACAACATCATGCACGGCGTTTGGGGTGGCTTGTCAGCCAGAGATCGTAGACTTATGGAAGTGGGAAACAAATGATTGATAAGACTAACGGCTACCACGAACATCAGAATGAAATTTTATGTTCGGTAGAAGAACGTGACTACTGGAAAGGTATAGCAACTGGTTTAGCCTTAGCAGGATTTTGTGAATATTGCGATCGTCATTGTGCTACAGAATTAACTAACTGCCCAGACAAAGACGGCTGGCACAAGTACTACAACCAACTACCTGAGGAGTTTCTATGACCGAAGCACAAGAAACCGAACTAGCGTTCTGGCAAGCCCGCTGCGACGACATGCAAGTAGCATTAGACACAGTACGCGAACATCGAGACGAACTACAAAAAGAAAACCTGATACTCAAAGACGGACTCAAAATGTATTCCAGCATGGTAGATCGCATGAAAATAGCAATGAGCCAGGGGGTTGAACTATAGTACAAAGATCAATACAGAACCTAATATCCAACTCATTATCCAACTACGTTAAAGGCGGAACATTTATGACAGCATCATTCTACAAACTTAAAGACGAAACATGGGGCGTACGCATCAAAGACTTTGCAGGCGAAGCAAACATGGAAGTCGAAGTCACTACCAAAGCCGGCGATTCCAAGACGGTGATCCTCGGCAATCGTGTAGCCAAGTTTGACGACGCAGAACTATGGTCGCTCGCAGCTAAAGGCACCGTTAACGTGAGTAAAGTTAAGGTAGTGCAACCCGTACAACCCGACGAAGAACCGTTCTAACCTATGCGTAAAGGGGCGATGACCATTGAACAATGGATTAAGTACGGATTTGATAAAGGATGGTGCGGGCCGCCGGTCTGCGAAATCCACGACTCACTACCGACAAGCATCTTTGAAGATACAGAGTTTGAAGATGGGTTAGATCCGTGCATACACATCATCAGACTTTACGAAGATGAAGATATGAAACAAGCTGTTGAAGCAAACCATTCGCCATCAAATTGGCGGGCATCCAACAGAGGATGGGAACAATGACCACCGCTACCGACACCCGTGACAAAGCAATTGCGCAAGTCGCTACCAACACCGACCCCACCTGGGCGAAACAAACTTTAGCGATCATAAAACAAACCGCTACCGACACCTTCGACTTCACCACCGATGACATTTGGCAAGCACTCGCAGCAGCATCGCTACCGACACCACACGAACCCCGCGCACTTGGCGCAATTATGGTCGCAGCTCAACGCGCCGGTTTCATCGCACCAACAGACCGCTACCGACAGTCGCAACGCCCACAATGTCACGCCCGCCCGATCCGAGTGTGGCAGGCCGTATGAACTGGCAACCGTCACTGTTCGATGATCTGCCGGATCCGCTTCGTGCCGACGACACCCCGCTATGGCAGTACACTGATCTAGAGCTTGCGGCCGTATTTGATGAGTGGAAAAAAGTTACAGAATAGTTACACAACGGTAGTTGCTATTTGCCGGCGTATAGGCCATAATCTAAGTACCCCTACCAGATAGGGCAACTAGATGGGAGTCTAGATATGAAAGATATAACCATTACTCGGCAAGTGTTCGCACTTGATGAGTTAAGTCCGGCGGCGCGTAGCGTTGCGATAGAAAAATTACGAAACGAAAACTACGAAAACATACCGTGCGAGGCGATTACCGGCAGCCTTTATGGTCATCTTGGTTTTTTGCTTGGCGACAACGACAACTCGGCACAACACTTAGAATGGGCAGCAGCAATAACTTTAGAGTGGAGCTTAGGTGATTGTCAGGGCGACGGCGTAGCGATCTACGGCGAAATATACAACGATTACGCAACCCAATTAACGTGGGGCGACGCGATATATGCGAAACTTACCCGCAATAATCACGGCCATCGTTACTCGCATTATAACTGTTTCGATGTTGAACTGTTCGACGGCGACGGCGACACCATTGACGACAATGGCGTTATGGCCGGCGAGTTACGAGATATCTGTAAGAAACTTGAACGGTACGGCTACGCCGAGATAGAGAACTTTACAAGCGAGCAATACGTGATTGAACTATTAAACAACAACGATACGCCCCGCATATTTAACGCCGATGGCACACTCGCACCGTCACAATTCTGGGCGGCGTTATGAACATTGAACGTAACCGCGAGGGTGCATGGGCGATCTATGCCACAACCGATTGGGGCTACCTTATCCAACGTCAGTACCATTTTTATAGTAAGCGTGACGCGATGAGATTGTTTCGACAAGAACTAAAACAAATAAACAAAGGAGACAACCAATGAAAGTTAAATACCTAATTGAACAACTAAAAAAATACAACCCCGACGACGAGATCATCGTGGCCTATTGGGATAAAGAATGGTACGACGACCAATGCGATGTTGAAATTAGCGATGAACAATGGTTAGATATTGCTGACGACGGCAGCGACGTGATTGACAACATGGATATCGGCGCATATTTATATGAAGCCGCACGAGTGATCTTAGATACGGAGACAACCAATGACAACGATTAGACACATAAACGAATATCTTGCCGGCCTACTGTCCGACAACATGAACGACTACTACCCGCCCGCGCTATGGATCGACACCGACACCGGCACGTACGGCGACGCTAAAACATTAGTTGTCATCGACGTAACTAAATGGAGCGACGAGGATATTAGTGAGTGGGAAACAATGACAGACAGTGAACGTCAAGGTTACGGCATCGATTACGCGGCATGGTCACATAGCTACGGCACAACACCGGATCTCGCACCCGCATTGTCACCTACAGAATATATGCGGGAGATAGGCCGATGATCCGCACCACCACCACCGACGCAATAGCTACCACCGCAATAATCCTGTTCATACTCGCCATCGTCGGTAGCCCTACCGATAGCAGTACCGTGTGGATAGTGCGAACTTTAAGCGTGTACCCGTTCACTCACCTATTCTGGCGGCACTACCACCGCTACCGATAGCACCGACAACTACAGACCGCACGAAAAAAAATTGTTTTTCGGCGGGATCATGTCCCTAAATTGTTTACATGATCCCGCCGAACATACCTTAATAAAGATATGAAAACAAAATACACCGCAACAATAAACACCAACGCCGGCGAACTATGTCTCGGAATCTTCGACACACGGCAAGCCGCCGCCGATTATCTCGCCGGCACTCGTGGACAGATCACGCCGATATTCTTGACAGACACCGCACCGGCCGATCTAGAACTAATGACGATGCCGCAACTAATCGCAATGTTCAACGCCTAAAAAAGTTACATAAAAGTTACACAATAAACCGCACGGCCACGCCATAACTAAGGTATTCTAAAGACAGCTTGAAAACAAACAAGCTAAGCCTATGGGAGTAGGCCAAACATGGAAACTAAACAAATAACCGCACTAGACGAGCCAGCTATTTGGCTTGGCTGCTTATCGTGCTATAACAACGGCCGCTTAAATGGCTTATGGATCACCGCAGAAATGGCAACAGAACCGGAAGCAGCCGAAACCTTAAACGGCCTAGCCGAACAAGTGCAGGTTAATGACTATACCGCTAGCCGATGCCGTAAATGTTTTGGTGATGAGTTTGAAGTCATGGATTATCAACTAATCCCGAAATCATGCGCGAACGCTAAAGAATTTTATGATAACGCCGAACAACTAAACGAACTACACAACACCGACCAACTAGTTCTAATAACCATGCTCGCCGAAAACATCGACACTGGCGGCTACATGGATCTAGACGAATTAATTAGATACCATGAAAACAATTATGCCGGAGAACATAACAGTGCTAAAGAGTTTGGCGAGGATTACGCCGAGCAAACCGGCGACTATGACGCAGTACCGGAACATATGCGCAACTATATTGACTGGGAACACTACGCCAAAGAACTACTTTATGATTACTGGGAAACAGCCGGACATTATTGGAGATCAGTTTAATGACCCCGCTACAAATAGAACTGCTAAGCCTGGCAGCACCCTACCTTATAATTGCCGGCTTAATCCTAGCACTAGAACTAATAAAAAAACACATACACAACCCGAAACGAAAAAACTACTAATGGCACTAAACAACGCCGATTTATTAGGGCTAATAGATTACTTAAAAGATACCCCCGAATATGACCAACCAACAGATACAGGTTCATGGCTTAATCGAATAATTAACGAACTAACCAAAACAACCAACAACAACCAAGAAAGAGAAAACAACTAATGAACACCGAAACCCAACAAACCACGACGACGGGACTAACACACCTAGCCGAAATAATTGCGGGACTAGCCTTACACGCAAGCACCGACGCAATGCGAGGAGCATTACAAACAATCCAAATAACCCCCGAACACCTAACCGCAACAGATAGCTACTCAATGGCACAATGGCAACCAGTAGAACCGATAACCACCGGACAGCCAGCACTAATAAACGCCAAAGAACTAACAACAGCACTAAACAACCTAACCAAAGCCGGCAAACAATACCGAGCAGCACAAGCACTCTTAACCGTCACCGGACAAACATGGAAACTAACCGCACTAACAACAGATGAAGAATACGCCCCAGAAATCGGAACATACACCGGCACAACATACCCCGCAGAAT